CAATGGCGACACTCATGCAAAATGTTGGTTCTGGTTTTGCATCAAAGGGGTTTAAAAAATCGCTAGAGGATATTGGAGCACAATTACAGCAAATAGGCTTACGAGATGCCGCAGCTGGTGCTTCATATCTATTAAGAAATTTTTTACCTGGCGATATAGGTCGTAGTGTTGGTGTATATGCTGGTAATGTGGTAAACCCAAAGGAGACATTGGCGTTTGAAGGTGTGAATCTTAAATCACATCAATTTACATGGGAATTGTATCCTTTTGATAAAACAGATTCTGAAACTATTAAACAGATAGTGCATTTTTTAAAGACAAAAGCATTACCGGAAACTCAAGGTGTTAATATCAACGGCGAAGAGGTAATCAGTCGAGCATTTTTAAGATATCCGAGTGTAGTTGAAATACATCTTTTAGGTGTGGATCAAACACACTTCCCAAGATTTAAGCCATGTATGATTCAATCAGTTAATGTTGATTATGGTGCTACTGGTAATATTCCAATTATGACTGATGGTAAACCTGGAGCAGTTCAATTAGGCATTCAATTACAAGAACTTGAAATTCATACAGCAAATGATTATTCAGGTGCGGCAGAAGCTGTTACCACTGAAACTATTACTGCTCCTCCGCCACAAGCGGATGCAGGAGGGCAAGGCTAATGGCTAGTTATTTTCAAAATTTTCCAATTATTGATTACCAAGGAAAAAAGGTAAGAGATATTACACGTCGAAATCAGTTTTTAAAAAGTGTATCTACAAATCCATTATTGTTTTTACCATATACCGTAGCAGAAAATGAAAGAGCAGAAGATATTGCATTATTTTACTATGGATCCGTTGATTATGTTTGGCTTGTTTATCTAGCAAATAATATTGTTGATCCATATCACGAGTGGCCTATGGATGAATATACATTCAATAACTATTTAATTGAAAAATATTCAGAACAGTCTGGTCTTACTGGTCAGGATGTAGTCGATTGGGTAAGGGACCAGGACAATGATGAAAATATTTTATATTACTATAAAGAGGTCTAAATGGCAGTTGATATTGTAAAACTAGCACCTGAATCATTTAGAACAATTTATCTTCGTAAAGAGGATAGAATTATTCTTCGTACAGAAGCAGGCCGTAAAATTATTATTAAACGTATTATTCCAGAAGAATGGAAACCATACAGAATTATTGATTTCGAAAATGATATGAATGAAAATAAAAAGGAAATTTTTCTTTTTGATAGTGACTTTATTGGTCAGATTGAAGATGAGTTTATTGCAAAAATGAGAGTCAGGAAGTAAAAGGTGGCACTTAATACTAAGGACTATAACCCATCTAGGGCCACTATAGATAGAGCTGTGCTATTTACATATGGCACACCTCCTGGTGGTGAGGGTGTAAATATCACATCCATGGTGACGGGGTTTAGCCTGACACAATCCATAGCACAGAATAGTTATACAGGAACAATACTTATTGAGGATCGCGTAGGTTTGCTAGAAAACGCAATGCCTAGAACAAAAGAAGATGCTGAAGCTGGTGGATCATCTGCAAGAAATCTATCACCACTGCGCGGAGAGGAACGACTGCAGTTGAGTATTAAAGGATACGATCTTGGAACTATCGTTAATATGGATGTTCGAATATATAAAATTGATGGCATAACACCCACATCAAGTCTTGATGGTAAAACATTTGCAATGCATTTTACATCAACTTCATCATTTAAAACAATTGGTAAAAGGGTCGTAAAGCCATTTTATGATGTATTTGCTTCAACAGCGGCAAAAAGAGTTTTTGAAGAATATTTTGATAGATTAAATGATGGTGCAAATTATAGTACCGGTAAGGATAGTGAAAAAGTACCACCTAGATCTGCCCGATATGATTTGAAATCGGAATCAGAAAGACATTTTTACCTACAACGCACTGAAGGTATAAAGCGGTTGGTTATTCCTAATTATAACCCTGCGCAGACTATGAATTTTCTTGCAAGAGAATCTTTCAGTTCAAGATCACCATCTTGTACATTTAGATTTTTTGAGACGGTGGATGGATATTATTTTGTAACTGATGAGTGGTTAATTGAACTTGCAAATTTAAATGAGGATAAAACCGAATCTGGAATAATTGATTTGGTTTTTAATCCATATGGTTCTAATGTTGGCACACAAACAGAGGCTCAAATTCAAACTATTGAAAAATTAAGTTATCCATCCAGAGTAGATACATCAGCAGATTTTTATTCTGGTGGATATAGAAATAATGTTATTGAAGTTGACATTAATAGAAAACGTGTTATAAATCAAAGATTCAATTATCAGGAAATTGGTAATTTTTTAAATATGAATGCTGATAAAAAATCTATAATAGAGGACGATGTTCATTCGTTACCATTTATACAAGATAATTTTGACCGAGATAGTGAAAGAACTTTTATGGTAGTACGAGATTACGGAACTCAGCCGAATGCCAGTATCATAGTAAAAAATGAACAACATTTTTCTGAAATAGTTTCAAATCGAGTAGCATATAATCACCATTTAAACAGAACACCACTTACACTGGAATTAAAAGGTAGATTGGATATAAAACCTGGAAAGGTGGTCAATATCACTATGCCAGATTTATCTGCATTAAGCGGAACTCAAAAACATCAACATGAACAGTTATCTGGAAAATATTTGGTAAAGGAAACACTCCACTCCATAGAGGACAATATTCTTTCCACTAGACTGTCGGTAACTAAATTTGACTGGAGTACATAATGTTTGAAGCAGGCGGAATTAAAAATCCTTTATTTTTTATAGGTGTTGTTGAGGCACAGGATGATACGGGAGAACCTCGTGTAAGGGTTCGTGCCTTTGGTGTTCATGGTGGTAATGATGAAGTTCCTACAAAATTCCTTCCTTGGGCAAAATGTGTAGCCGGCAATTATGATCCAAATATTTCCTTGCCACCATTAAATTCATTCGTATGGGGAATGTTTCTTGATGGTAGAGACGCACAACAACCTATGGTCCTTGGTCTCATACCTACAAGTTTTGATGTATCACCAGACCATCCAGAAACTGCTAAATGGGGTGTATATCCAGATAAGGATGGTGAATTGGTTGCAAAGGGAGCAGATCCTGACAGCTGGGGCCAGGCACCCACATCAAGATTATTGCGTGGTGAAAACTTAGACGAAACCTACATTCTTGCTCAGGAAATGAATAGAGTAGAAAATGTTAAAATAGCAAATTCAGAAGATGATTGGGACGAACCAGCTCCAGCATATAATGCTAAGTGGCCACACAATAAAATATGGGAAACAGGAAAGCACGTCATTGAGATGGACGATACACCTGACAGTGAACGTATTATGATTTGGCACAAAGAGGGTTCATATATTCAAATGGACTCCAAAGGAAATGTTACATATAAATCAAATCAAGATAAATTTGATGTATCCATAAAGAACAGTCATGTTTATGTCGGCGGCCAAAGCCACGTTCATATTGCCAGTGATGCTACAATGTATGTAAAAGGCAATATGACAACCGAGGTTCTTGGTGATTATAAATTACTTGTTCACGGTAACGCCGAGTTTGGGATTGGCGGCCAGTTAGCACTTAATGCTAGTGACCAGCTATCTGCTCGTGCAGCTGAAATAAGAATGGCAGCTAATGTCAGTAATATGTCACTTTATTCCAGACGAAATATGAAACTTCAAGCTGGTGAGTCTTGGAATCAAGTTGCACCTTATACAAAACAAACAAGTCTTTTATCACATAATACATCAGTCGGCCCTGAAGGTTATAATTTATTTGTCGCCGGCGACTATAATGCTGCTGTAAATAACTATTTTGTTGATGCCGCTGGCTCAGTTCCAACAAAATTTGGTGGTCTTGGTATACAATTGGACAGTTTGGTTGGACCGGCAAAATTACGATCAAGCACATATACTGAAATCTATGGTGGTGTTTTGGTTGAAATTGATAACCTGGTCAATCTTGCTGGTAGACTCAGAGGACCAACTTTTGCTGCAGGAGTAGTCGGCGGATTCTTAGAGACACTTGATTTTGCAGAATTGAGTACTGTACCAGCAATGCCAGAACCACCTTCAAAGAATACAGCCTTTGTTGCCAGACAAGGATCCTCTGGTTCTACTGGTGTAACTGCTGGTGCTGGTCATAGTGGTAGAAATAGAACTGGTACCGATAAAATAAAGGATGCCGTAAGGAATACTAATAAAGCGGACATTGTTGCAAATAAAGCCGATTCGATGAAACCTATACTTGATATGATAAATTCAGCTGAATCTGAAGCGGATGGTTATAATGCAATATTCGGTCAAATTAAATCAAATAATAGACCAGGTAAACCATTGTCCGAAATGACAGTAGGCGAAGTCATAGACTATCAACAGGATCTCATTGACCGTGGTGTTGCTTGTATTGAAGGACCGCCCAAATGTGAAAGTATTAGTACTGCGGTTGGTAGATACCAATTTATTAGTGGAACACTGAAAAGAGTGGTGAACTCTGGATATGCGTCCAGAAATGATAGATTTGATTCTGCAACTCAGGATAAATTGGCAATTGGTCTCATGGAAATGGACGGAGGCCTCAATCAATGGCTAGATGGAGATATTACTGATGAGTCATTTGCATACAATCTTTCAGGCATTTGGGCAGGTATTCCTAACCCTAGAACTGGAAAGAGTAGATATGAAGGTGTTGGACCAAATAAGTCCACAATTACTACTTCGCCCGTTTTACTTTCATTAGGTGATGCTCGAGGCAGATATAACGCACTTTTGGAATCGCAACAGGCATCAGCTGACGCATTTGATAAACATATAGCTGTTAATTTGCCTAGTGTGTTTAATGACATTGGATAAATATTTTATTAGGAGGACTTATGTCTAATACTTGTCTTACATATTCGCCGTCAATAAATGGTCAATGCCTGGTAGATAAAACTACCTTGAACAAGGCAAGAGTATCAGATAATCTTCCACTTAATCATAATGATGGTTCATATACATTACACCAGATTGATGCTTGGGCTGATGAATTTATTAATTCATATTCTAATGAGGCTGCAGATAATCCTATTGTTAGAGCTGAGGCATTATATGGTGATTCATTATATCTTACGTTGAACGATTTAAATAAACTTCTTAGTGCAACAAATATATCTCAATATTCTGATTTATCAGATAGAGTAAATAGAGGTCAAATTGGTGCATTAGAATTTGTTGATTTTATGAACGAATCAAATTATACTCCTACAATTATTGACGGTCAAATAGCTGGTAATAATGATAATCTTTTATTCATGTTGGATGGATATTATAAAAATACGTTTTCAAATAGCATTTTAGGTGGGTTCTGTAAACAGATAGAAGGTGTATTTGGTGCCATTGATGCATTTTTTGATATCGTTGATACTATTCAAGGTTTTATTCAGGATGCTATAAGCTTTATTAATCGTCTTCGTAGTGGTAAATTCTTTGTGGATGCTGCAGAGGAAGGTTTGGCAAAGGCACTCATTAATTTAATCAAGGAAAAAATAGGAAACGTCATCGAAGCAGTATGGACCAAGGTAGTTCAAACATTAGATAATTTTAATCTTTTAAACTTTATTAATTGTGCTGAAAATTTTATTAACGAAAATGTAGCAAAACGTGCTAGAAAAATTCAAGACGACGCAAATGCTATTATGAATGATGAAAATAAAGAAACAATTAAAGATCGTTTGATAAAATTATTTGATTATGCTGTAAGTCTATTTGATAGAAAAGGTCTTGCTGAAATTCAATTTTTGGTATTACGATTCTGTTCTTTTATTTCAAACGTTGAAGCATTAATTAATGATGTTAAAACACCATCACAAAATTTTGCATTAAAATATGAGAGAATTGTAAACAGATTAGGAAGGGCATCAAATGCTGCATCTGCATTGTTTGTTAAAAAAGGTGCCAAAAGATACCCAACCACTGTAAGAAAACAAAATGCTGAGATTTTAAAGGAAAAGTGGAAGGCGGGTGTTGATGAGGCTGAGTCTGGAGATACACCACAAGAAAATAGCTATCCAACTCCAAGTGGTAATAAACCAAAAAATCCGCCAGCAGTTACTTGCAAAGAAATTAATAATATACCATCATTTAAAACAATTGTTAACGGTGGTTCAAATGTATTTACGTTCCCTAATGGTAAAGAAGGGTTTTACGACGGCGAGAGTGCCTGGAAGGAAATGGATTGCAATTTCTTAGTTAAAATTATGCGGATACAATCCGTTATTGGAAAACCATTTGGTATCACAAGTGCTTGGAGAAGTCAACAAGGAAATAAAAAAGCAGGTGGTGTGGATAATTCGTGGCACACCGAAGGAAAAGCTCTCGATATTACAGGCCTAAATAATACTGATATAGTAACCTTAAGAGGTCTTGTTTCATTATATAATTTTGAAATAATTTCTTATAATTCGCACATACATATCGAACCAGCGCCGTCAGGATCAGAATAATGCCTATTACAGTTTTTACACCAAGAACCAAAAAATTAGATCTATATTCTGATTTGAGAAAAGATCTTGCTATCAGCCCACTGTCAAGTGATCTGACGGTTTTAAAAAATGATGATGCGGTGAAGGATGCACTTAAAAATTTGCTTTTAACCGATCGCGGTGAAAGATTGATGCAACCAAATCTTGGTGGAAATATTAGATCATTACTATTTGAAAATTTAACACCTGCCGTATTGCAGATGATTAAAACACAGATTGAGGAAACAGTTAAATTATATGAGCCGAGAGCTGAATTAATTGATGTCACTGTTGCTGCGGATATGGATAGTAGTAACGTTTCAGCAAAAATAACTTTTTATGTGCGAAATCAGGAACAACCTATTACACTAGATGTTATTCTAGAAAGGACGAGATAAGATATGGCTACTCAAACGCCCATCACTGAATTAGATTTTGAGTTGATTAAATCGCAACTCAAAACTTATTTGAGGCAGCAAACTCAATTCAAGGATTATAACTTTGAAGGGTCCAATATGAATGTTCTCTTGGATGTCCTTGCTTATAATACCTATCATAATAACTTTTATACGAACATGGCAATTAACGAAATGTTCCTTGATTCCGCAGTTCTGCGTAATTCGGTTGTATCACACGCTAAGGAATTGAATTATTTACCTCGTTCAAGAAGATCTGCAAAAGCAGTTGTAAGCTTAACAATTTCTGATACTGACGGTGTGTTACAAGGACAAACGGTCGCGATACCTGCGTATACGGATTTCAGAACTGCATTCCAGGGCACCAATTTTAATTTTGTTACCATGCAGCAATATGTTGCTAGAAAGATTGCACCTGGCGTTTATCGTACAGAAAATATTGAAATTTTTGAAGGCGAAATGCTAACAAGTTTTGAAAGAGAAGGCTTTATTGTTGATGAGGATGGTATTTTAAGAGTTGCTCTTACAAACGATAATGTTGATACCGATTCGTTGGAGGTGTTTGTTGATGCCGAAGCAACAGATAACGAAAATGTATATATCTTCCAAAAAGATATTTTCGGAGTAGGTCCTACTGATAAAGTGTTTTATGTTGAACCTTATCTAGATGATAGATATTCAATCTATTTTGGTGGCAACGTTTATGGCGAACAGCCATCAGAATTTGAGGATGTAAGAGTACGATATAGAATTTGCTCAGGAAATGAGCCAAACGGTGCATCACAATTTACAACTACATTTCTTGAAACAGTTACAATTACAGTGGATACAATTAGTCCGGCAGTTGGTGGTTCTGAAAGAGAATCATTGGAAAGCATTAGAACATTTGCACCGAAGGCATTACAGATTCAGGAAAGAGCAATCACCACAAATGATTATGAAGTTTTACTCAAACAAAGATTTCCAGAAATTTCTGCGGTGTCAGCATATGGTGGTGAGGAATTGGAACCACCTCAGTTTGGTAAGGTTGCACTAGCAGTTTATCTCAGAGATGGTGCAGATTTGCTTTCCTCGTCTGTGGCAAATCAATATTTGGAATATCTCAAGGACAAGACACCATTAGGTATTGAACCTATATTTGTTCAAACTGAATTCATATATGCGTGCATTACTGCAAAGGTTTATTATACGAGAAAACTTACAAGCATGTCTCCAGATGAGATCGAATCAAAAATCAGAACAACTATTGCGAATTACTCGACTGCTAATTTAAATAATTTTGACACGACATTAAGAGTATCAAAACTAACAGGCCAAATTGATAATCTGGATACAGCAATTCAAAGTACATTCCTTGATGTGTGCCCTGTTATTGAATGGTCACCTACTGTTAAGGTTTCTGGAAGCCCTGTATTTAGATTCCAAGCTGAATTGATAAAACCATATGCATATAAAGCAACAAATGGTTTTACAGATTATAAACCGGCATTTAAATCATCAGTATTCAAAATTAAAGGTAATGGTTCAGAAGGTGTTCCTGTTTATTTACAGGATGATGGTATGGGCCGAATACAAGTTGTCACAGACAGTGCTAGTGCACCGCAGGTTCTTTTCATTGATATTGGGACCATTGATTATAAGAAAGGTGAAATTAAACTTGTCGACTTTACAGTGGATTCGTATGAGGGTAATGCAATTCAGGTTATGGTTAACACAATACGGCGTGATATTACCGCACCGACAAGTAGAGTATTTCTATTACGCGATGATGATCTGCATGTTCAAATTATCTCAGAGGAAGATTTGGAAAGAGAACAGGCATCATCAAATGTAGGTACCGCTGGCGGCACAGTGATTACTAATTATTAAAAGGTTTTAGGCAATGGACATCCAAAAGAAAGTTGCATTTTTTATTGAAAAGCAATTCCCTGCCATTTACAGGGAATATGGTCCTGAGCTTGTAAAACTTGTAGAGGAATATTATAGATTCCTTGAGGATGATTCACGCCAATCTCATTATAATAATAGAAGATTATTTGAATATAGAGATATAAGCACCACTTTAAATAGTATGCTTATATTCTTTAAAAACAAATATTTAGCAGACCTTCCATTGGATGAGGAAAATGTAAGCTTCCTTGTTCGTAATATACTTGATCTGTATAACAGAAAAGGAACCAAGGAAGGTATTATTCTATTTTTCAGAATCTTCTACCAAGAGGATGCTGAGGTTTATTATCCAGCACAACAAATATTAAAGCCGTCTTCGTCAAAATGGCAAACAGGCGTTTATCTTCAACTATTTCCAAACGATAATAAATTTTTAGATGTTGATGGGAATGAATATACATATGCAGATCTTACAAGTAGAAATATTGTAGGAACTTTATCTGGTGCTCGAGCAGCTGTTAATAGTATCAACCTTGTACAAATTAAAGGCACCCCCACACCCGTTCTGTTCGTTGATGCATTACAAGGCAATTTTACAAAATATGATGATATTAATACTCTCATTGATGGTAAAGTGGTTACATTTGGTAGAGTAAACGGATCGTTAAGTGGCTTTAATGTTAATGATCCTGCTGGACAAACAAACATCAGAAAAGGATCCATTTTTGATGTCGTGAGTGATGGCGGCCGCGGTGGTAAAGCCATTGTCACTGGTGTATCAACAAATCCAACTGGCCAAGTAGAATATAACGTATTGGATGGTGGTTTTGGCTATACAGTAGAAAATACAAAATTAATTGTATCAAACCAATCTATTATTATGGATAATACTGAAAGAGTATTTGTGGTTGGTGAGAGATTAAGAGATACAAATGGCAATTCAGGTATTGTAATTGGTCAGAACGATTTTTCAGTTGGTGTTCTTATGGATCCAGGTGATGAGTTTGTAATAGGACCAAACATTTCAACTGACGATCGTAATCCCAATATAATTATTACCAATTTAGGATCTCAGGCAGTAGCAATTACTGATATAACACCAGTCAATAATACTTCACCTGGAAACAATTTTGCTGATACTGGGGTCCAAAGTGATGTAAAGATAAGTCCTCTCTTAAATCCGGAAGTGGTAAGTCTTATAACGGATCCTATTGCTGACTTTTTAAATGTTCAGCTTCTTGGTGAAGATATTGCGTCTGGTGGAACTAGCACAAATCTTGTTGACTATAATTCTGGCTCAGGTACGATGTCTGGTTCAGAACCAGCACCTAATTTCTTTACTGTATTAAGTGATGCATTTGATCTTACACCATTTAATATTGGTCGTATAGATGAGTTCATTAATACAAGTCCAGGTAATGATTACAGAAACGATGTTTTTGCATTAGCCAGAGATGAGGTAATGCAAAACTTTGATAGATATGACCAAATCATATCTTTTGATCCTCCAGAATCTGCCAGTGCATTTTCGGTTGATGAAATTATTACCGAGGATGTGACCGGTAAATCCGGTAAGATTTTGGAGATTGACCAGGATAAAGGGACAATTAAAGTTCGCCCATATAGCTATTACGGCTTTACTGGGAATGATATAATTGGTACCCTTGCTGGACAATTTGCTGTACTAGATGTTTCAACAGATTATAATTCTAAACAGTTTGGTGATAATGCGGTTATCGAATCAATTACAGATTTTGCTGAAGGTAGAGTAGAAACTGCGGCAATATATAATTCAGGATATGGTTATGTGGATCTTGCTGATGCATATCTTGCCGATGATGACGGTGCGGTTATAACTAGAGGACAGATAAATGTTGTTTCGCAGGGCATCACCTCTGGCTACTGGGCTGATTTTTCTTCTCATCTAAATGGCTATAGGAAAACATTGGCTGATGACGGTGAGGATGAGTACTATGATGGCGGCATGAAAGTTCAAGATAGTGATTTTTACCAGGAATTTTCATATCAAATTAAATCGACACTACCATTACAAAATTATGAAAAAGCTCTAAAAGAAAATGTCCATCTTGCTGGTACAAAACTATTCAGTGAATTTTATTTTAGATATAAAAATGAAAGCACATTAGGTATTAATTTTACTAGATTATTTAATGATAATGGAAAAGGCACACCTTTGGATCAACAAGATCCGCAGGCCATTTCAACTGATATTACCAATCTTTATGTTGACAGTACGGAAATTACCTCAGATAATAGAATTCTTAGAAGCGGACAGACTTCGTATTCAATAGGTCCACAGGGTGGTGTTACTAGTATTAATGAAGGAACGGCATTAACATTTGTGGTAAATACCTCCAACCATCCAGGAGGAACTCTTTATTGGCACGTTTCTCGCATAGAGGACTTTACGTTTGATTCTGGTAATGTGATTATGAGTGGTGATAATGGCTATTTTCAAATTATACCAACCGCCGATAGCACGACAGAAGGTTCAGAAACATTTACGGTTACGCTACACACCGGCAGTGGAACTGGTCCGGTCGTCGCAACATCCCCGGAAATTACAATCAATGACACGTCAACGGCATAATATAAATAATTTAAAAAGTTGTAGGAGACAACATGGCAAAGCAATTAGTTAACATTGGTGCAGCGCCCAACGACGGCACGGGCGATCCATTGCGCGATGCAATGGATAAAATCAATGATAATATAAATGAAATTTATAACGCTATCGGTAATGGTGACGAGCTTACTGACCTCGTCAATGTAGATGGTGAAATCCAGGCTCTGGGTGAAGCAAATAAAATCTCCTTCTGGTATGAAGCACTTACAGATCTCCCTAATTCAATTTTAAATCAAGGTGCTCTTGCTTATGTAGAGAATGAGGCTGCAGTTTACTATTCACATGGTTCTCAGGGCTGGAAAAAATTACTTTCGGATAATTCCGCCGGTGATATTCTTGGTTATCAAGATAGTCTTCCAACATATCCAGGTGTTGGTGGCGGTGGTGGTTCTACCGATGAGGCTAATGCGTACTCAATGTTTGCCGTTGCGGGTGAAGATAATATAGTTGCAGCAACATCAAATTCTATGCTTACATTTGTTGCTGGAAATAATATTACTCTTACAGCAAATGCAGCTTCAGAATCAATAACAATCGAGGCCGCTGGTGGTGCTAGTGGTGGTAATGCTTTTGGTACAATTAGAGTGGCTGGAGCAACCGATGTTGTTGCCGATACCCAAGGAGATGTTTTGAATGTTGCAAATGGAGCAGGTATTCTTCTTTCCACAAACGCAACAAACGATACATTAATTATCACATCAAGTGGTAGCGGTGGCGGTGGTGTTGGCTTAACCTCTAGATCAACAGCACAAGTTACAGCGGCAAATATTGCTGACACGACAACATCATATCAAAATATTATTGGGTTTAAAGGATATGCATTACTCAAAATTGAGGTTGATACTGCAGCTTGGGTAAGAATTTATACTGATACTGCGGCAAGAACAGCAGATGCCTCAAGACCTCAGCTAGAAGATCCTACACCAGATTCAGGTGTTATTGCCGAGGTTGTAACTGCTGGTGCCGAGGTTATTAGAATGTCTCCTGGTGTTGTAGGCTTTAATAATGAATCCACACCAAATACAAATATTCCTATTGCCATTACAAACCTAAGTGGTGGGTTAGCTTCAATTACCGTGACTCTAACCCTAATCCAGTTGGAGGCCTAATACATGGATCCCAAGGCTCTACATGAATGGGTTGTTACTCTGCATCGTAAAGAAGATTTAGAGTCTTTTTATGATGACATGGAAACCCCTGGTGGGAATTTATTCATTCCTAACAGAGCCGTTGATGTTGCTAATAAAAGACCAATAAGTCGTAATACACATTATATGTTGACCTACGATGAGGCCGAGCTTGTAAAAAACGACGATAGAGTTTGGGATGT